CGTGTACGTATCCGCCGCCCAGCCGTCCACCGTCCAGCCCTCGGCGATCAGGAACAGCCGCAGCTTGTCCAGCAGATCATCCGGATCGGTCGCCACCCCCGTCTGGTAACTCATCGTCCCGCCCCATCCCACATCAAAGATCAAAATGCAAAAAGCAAAATGATTTTGATCCCTTATTTTTGATCTTTGATATTTGATGTTTACTGTAATTTCAACGCCCAGTAGTTCCACGTCCCCGTCCGGAACGCCTGTTGAAACACCCGATACGTGTCGCCGCCGATCGTGATCGTGTCCTCCGTGCTCACCCCATACCCCGACACCGCCATCGCCCCCTGGAACTCCCCGATCACCCGGCTGCCCCCCGTGCTCAGGTTGACGATCGCCGGGAACACCGGCACCGTCCCATCCAAGTTCGCCGAGAGCTTGCGCCACACCTGGTCGTAGATCGCCCCGCCATACAAGTACCGGGTATGCGAATACGGCCAGACGGTATCCTGGTAGCGATTGATCGCCTCGGCGGCCAACTGATACGGCCGCTCCCACCCGGCGCCCGTATACACCAGCAAGGGGTACTGGCCCGGATTGACAAACGACGAGCGGTACTGGCTCGTATCGCTCCACCGGGTGTCACTGGAGAACGACCCGCCCACGGCCAGCGGATACGGCACCTCATTCGGTGTGGCGTACGGCAACAGGAACCCCGCGTACATCGCCTCATAGACCGTGCTGATCTTGGCCACCAGGATAAACCGCCGCCCGTTGGCCACCAGCCAGTACGGAATCGTCGTGTTCCACAAGAGGATCTGCGGATAGGCGTACCCGTGCAGCAGCTTGGGATTGCCCGGCTGACTGTCGAAGGGCGCCACCTCGGAAAACCCCGTCATCCCGCTGATCCGCCAGTTGAAATAATCCCCGCCCACGCTGTGGTACGTCTGGATCCCCACATAGACTTCCTCGTTGCCCGTCGTCCCGGGCCCCATCAGGACAAGCTGCTTGTCCCCACCCCCCGAATCCACGACGTACTCCGAGTCCGTGTACTGCTTGACGGACCATCTCTCGGTCGCGCCCATCCCCTCGGCCACCGGGAAGGAAAAGCTGTCATTCACCGCGTACGCCGTCGCGCCATCCGAGATCGTGAAGCTCACCAGCCCGTTATCGTACGCCACGCCGCTGGTGGCGTTGGCCTGGGCCCCGCTCACGGAGCCGACGGCCGTGAACGTCGCCGCCGGCCCCGTCGTCGTCGCCGTCAGCGTCCACGTCTCCGCCGGGGCGATGTCGTCGGCCTCGATCGTATCCACCGTCCCGTTGCCCGTGTTCGACCCGCCGGCGGTCACCTTGCCCGCCGCGTTCTTCGACGACAGGAAGATTTTTACCTGCTCCAGAAGGTCCAGGTAGTTTTTCGCGGTGGCAATCTTACAGGCCATTATCCCAGCACCCCCCGCAAGGCGTTGCGATTCCGGCGGATCACGTTGACGATCAGCTTCTCGCCGGCGGCGCTTTGCATGTAGTCCGCCGCCACGCTGGGATCGAGCACGTTGACGATCCGCGTGTGGTTTTCGACCGTGGGCGTCCCCTCGGCCGCCACCCCCAGCTTTCCATCCCGACCCCGGCGCAGCGGCATCACCGCCTCCGGCCCCGCCTCTCCCATCAGCCCGCCGCGGCGGGTTCCCTGCGCCATGGGAAACAGCACCGGCCGATCCACCACCCCGCCGGCGGCAAACGGCACCAGTTGACCCTGCTGGAACACGTTGCCCCGGCCGCTGAGCAGTCCGCCGAAGGCGGACCCCAATCCGCCGAAGGCGGCCTGGACCCCGCCGCTGATCCAGTCTGAGACACCTTGCAGGACGGTCTGGCGCATCACCAGGGCCGCAATCTCCCGACCCATCGCCCGCAGGGCCTCGCTGAAGCTCTCGGCGCCCGTCACGGCCCGCTCAAAGGCATGGGCGAACGAGTCCCCGATGGAGTCGGCCGTCTCGACCAGCCGCTCCTGGTCCCGCAGCAACTCCAGCTTGCGCCCGTACTCGTCCAGGATACGGATCGTCTCGGCGGACTGGGCCCCATAGGCCTTCTCCGCGGCCACCTGCAATTCCACCAGGTCCCGGCTGCGCTGGCGGCTCTCGTTCAATCGCCCGATGATCTCCATCTCCGCGTCGATCGCCGCCATCAGCTTGCCGATCTGCTCCCGGGCCGCCAGGGCCTCGGCCGTCACCTGTCCGCCGCGGCGGATGGCCTTGGCCGTCTCCGACCCGCCGAAGGCGGGCTCGACAATGGCGGACGGCTCAGGCATCTCCATCCCCACGGTCTGTTTCCACTCGGCGATCATCCGCCGACCGGCGTCCAGATGCTTTCCATACTGCGCGGTCCACCGCGCCACCACCTCCACCGGCGCCTCCCCCGTCACCGCCGCCACCTCATCCGCCATCTCCTGCACGGACGCCACCGCCTTGTCCCCGATCCGCGACAGCTCTCGCCCCAGCGTCTGGCCCGCCCGCTCCAAGGTCTCCGTGATCCGGTAGCCCTTATCGAGCTGAAGCTCCGTGCCGTGCAGCCGATTGATCGTCTCCAGGGCCGACCGGACCATCTGATCCGTCCCCCCGGCCATGACGTGGGCGATCTCATCCCGCAACTGGGCCGCGGACTTTTCCGCCATCATGTACACCGGGGCCGGCTGGCCCATCCCCAGCATCTGCGGCTGCTCCGGTGTGAGCGTCTTCGTTCGCAGGCCCACGCCATACGTCGCCGCCAGGTCGCGGAGCTGGGCCTCTCCCAAACCCTCCAGCAACCGGGCCACGTCCCCGGCCCGTTTCTGCCGGCCGATCCCCTCCAGGCCGGGTATCCCCGAGGCGTACAGGACCTCCAGGATTCCATCGGCCAGGACGCGTCCGATCACCTTCCACAACGCCAGCGACGCCCGAAACGCCGCCAGAATCGCCTCACCCACCAGGCCGGCCCCCGTCTGAAACACCTTCAGAAGCAGGCCGGCCCCTTGGCCTATCTCGAACGCCCTTTGCATCTGGGCCCCGATCTCGGCGGCCACATCGACCGCCGCCAGCATCGCCGCCCGTCCCCGCTCCAGCTCCTGGCCAAACACCCGGCCCGCCTCGGTCACGGACCCCTTCAACGCCGCCGCTCCCTCCTTCAGATCCCGCACCAGCAGCCGGGCCTGATCCAGGAACCCCCACGCGAACGCGCCCCGCAACCCGCCCACCGCCGCCTTGAAGAGCGTCCACTCATGGGTCAGTGTGTTGGTCATCTTGCGGTACGCCTCCATCGTCCGCCCGCTGGCCCGCAGCATAAAGTCCAGGTCATAGGCCTGCCCCTCGGCCTGCTTCAAGGCCGCGGCGAATCCGATGAACCCCCGGACGTTGGGCATGAGGGCCGCCACCTGTTCAGGGGTCGCGTCCGTGAGTTTTTTCAGAACCCCCAGCAGGCCCTCGGCCTTCAGCGTCGTGGAACTCAACTCGAATCCCAGCTCCCGCGCCGCCCGCTGGGACTCCTCGGTCGGTTGCAGGAACGTGGTCAGGATCGCCTTCATCGCCGTCACCGCGATGTCCGTCTTGACGCCGGCCCGCGTCATCGTCGCCAGGGCGGCGCCCAATTCCTCCAGACTCAGCCCCGCCACCGCGCTGATCGCCGCCACCTTGCCGATGTCACCGGCCAGCTCGGGGAACGTCGTCTTGCCGCGCTTGACGATCGCGAACAACAGATCGGACACCCGGCCCGCCTTGTCCGCGCTGAGCTGGTAGGCGTTCAGAATCGTCGTGATCGCATCGGCCGCCGTCCCCGTATCCGTCAGACCCGCCCGGGCCGCCACCGTCGCCACCTCCAGGACCTCCAGGGCGTGGGCCGTGTCGATGCTCGCCGACAGGATGTCGTACAGGCCCTTGCTGAGTGTGGCCGTGCTCTCTCCGTACCGGGCCTTCAGGTCCCGCAGCCCCGCCTCATACTTGGGCAGCAGGTCCATGCTCGTCTCATCCAGCATCGTCGAGACCATCGCCATCTGCTGCTGGAACTGCGCCCCGGCCTTGAGGGAGGCGGCCCCCAAGGCCAGCATCGACGCCTTGACCGTCACCAGGGCCCCCGTGACCAGCTTCAACGGCGCCAGCACCAGATCGGCCGAGCGCTTCACCGCGTTGAACGCACCCGTCGCCCCCGTCTGCACGCCCGCCAGGGCGGCCTTGGCCCGCTGGGCCTCGTGGATGAGTTTGCTGGCATCGATCGCCAGTCTCAGTGTCGCCATGTCATGTCCCCGGGGCCTGGTTTTTCTGACGGGCCCAGGCCAGCCACCTCTTGTCCATCGCCCGGATCAATCGCAGCCACTCGGCCCGATCCTCTGGGTCCGTCACGCCCTGCAGCCGCAGGACCGCCTCGATCTCCGTCACCGGGATCGGGTGCGCCGTCCATTCCACCACCCGGCCGGCGCTGAGGTCCAAGAACGCCTGCCACACTTCGGCCAGGTCCTCATGCAGGATCGGCCGCTCATCCCAGCTCGGCGTCCGGCGCCCTTTGGCCGCCCGCCGTTCGGCGATCTCCTGCAGGGCGGTTACCCCTTCGCCCCACTCCAGGTGCCACTGCAGGACGGCTAGGAGTTTTTTTCCGCGTCGTCCAAGAGCTCCTGGCGGAACAATTCACTCTCCCCGGCGGTATTCAGGACCCACGCGTAGAAGTCCTGCAGCGTCGGATCGCCGAACAGCTCCAGGCATTTTTCGGGGCTGTACGGGATCGGCTCGCCGTCGTCGTCCTGGAGATTTCGCCAGTCCACGACGATAAACCGCGCCACCGCCGGCTTGATCAGCTCCAGGATCTTCTCGCCCGCCTCGCCCGTCCCCGCCCGCAGCTCGCGCAGGTGGGGTTTCAAGAGCCGCCGGCGTGCCGCCTTGAACCGCTCGCTACTCAATGAGGCAATGCAGACCTCGATGCCCTCGGCAAACGGCACCCACGTCCCCTCTTGGGCCCGCTTGAGGTCCGTGCGAATCGCACTCAACTTCGCCACGTCACATCCTTTCCTTGGTGGGCCCACATGCCAAAACTACGCCGCCGGGAACCGCGCGATCCGGATCGTCACATCCTCGGTCGCGTGCCGGAACGCCTGGAACGACAGATTCGCCAGGACATCCTGGTTCTGCGCCCCCGCCTGGCGGCTGCCGTCGGTGAACCGCACATTGGGCAGGTCGATCACGTAGGCGTTGCCCGCCCCGTCCAGCAAGACCAGGCTCAACGATGTCGCCGTGCAGTTCAGGTACTTGTCGAACATCGTCGCGCTCTCGAAGTACGCCTCCAGCGTCCCCGTCACGTTCACCGTCCCCGTGCCCATGTCAAAGGCCCCGAGGTTGCCCAGCTTCTCGCGGGCCCGCAGGTTATTGGCCAGGTTCACGCCGAGGCTCTGGGCGTTCACCGCCACCCCGTTCTCCAGCAGCCCCGTGATGTCGTCCACGCCGTTCATCACCTCGCCCGTCGCCGCCGCGTCGTACCCCGTCCCGCCGCTGGCCGCCAACGATTCCTCCCGCGACCCGATGAACCCCACCGACCCGGTGATCATCGCGTTGAGGGCCGCGTTCAGGCTCAGCGTGTCCACCATCATCCCCGTGAACAGGCTCAGCTCACCCGACAGGTCGCTGAACGTGCGCTCGATATTGAACGACGTTTTTGTCGTGCCATTGACGATTTGGCCGCCTTGCGTGATCGTCACACTCGGCGAGGCCGCCTCATCCTCCAGCGTGCCGCCGGACACCTGAATCTCTCCGGCCGCCACCGACACCAGCTTGAAAAACCCGTTGTTCGCGGCGTTGCTGAACCCCGAGACCTTGATCCACTGGCCCACATCCAGGTCGGCCAAGCCATTGCCCGAATCCGTGAACGTGTTCCCCGTCGCCACCGCCGCGATGGTGGTGATCGGCCCCACCGTCTCCGGACTGGACCAGGCCGCTGACAGCAGCGCCGCCGCCAATAGATCATCGTACGCCCCGTAGCTCATCTCATAATTGATCTGGCCCGAGGCGTGGATGCTCGTCCGCGCCACATCGGCGATCTGCCGGTCGCTGCGGATCTCTTGCGACACCTGGATGCCCGTTTCCTGCTTGAGGGTTTCGCCGGTATGCCGGAGGATCTGCAGGTTCGAGCCGGTCACCTGCTCGCCAAAAACCGTTTCTTCGACGTACGCCAACTGCACCCGGTTGGTATCTGATACTGACATCGCTGTCGCCTTTCTTCAGATCAAAATGCAAAATGCGAATATCAGAATCATTTTGCTTTTTGATGTTTGATGTTTGATATCCCGTTATCCGAGGTCGTCCGCCCAAAACGGGCAGTGGACATTGATCTGCCAGGTGCTTTCAGACCGCCCCACCCGCACGATCGACGGCGTCCCAAAATGCACGTTCGACGCCTCCACCCCCCGGAACGCCGCCGTGATCCGGTCCGCCGCCTCCAACGCCGGCTGATCCCCATGCTCGACCGGGACGAACAGGCTGACCGTCATCACACCCACCGTCCGGAACCGCCGGCTCGCCGGCGCCCCCAGCGACACCTGCTCCGTGTCGCCCCAATTAATCGTCAGCCGGCCGTGCAAAGCATGGGGCCGGTCCAGGCCCGCGTTGTCGTACTGCGTCGGCAGGCCGTACACATCCGCGATCTGCGTCTTGAACCGACGGCGTATCGTGTTGGCCACGCTCTCGAACGTCACCGAAACAGGCTCCGCAATTCCTCGACCGTGATCCGCAGCATCCCGTTGGGGGCCTGCTTGCTGGACCCTTCTTCCAGGAACTCGATATACTCCACGTTGTTCGTGATCCAGACCACCTGCCCGGGCGGCAGTAATGAAAGGGCGGCGACTCCCCTGGCCACCACCTCATCACCGGTTTTATCGCATGTCGCCAAGGCCTGCTGCGCCGGCGACCCAATTGTCACCTGCCAGTTGCCGCGGGCCCGCCCCGTATCGACCGGCGTGCGAAACGCCAGCCGGCGCAGGGCCTCCAGCACGATCTTCTTCTGGAACGCCACGCCATCCCGGTCGATCCCTCGACCGAACGCGTCGATGTCCCGCTTAAAATCATCGATGCTCATCCCCGCCTCAACTGCAGCAGATACAGGCACACCTGTTCGCCGCTGTAGATCGGCTCCACGCTCACGATCCGATACACCTGGCCGTCGATCGTCACCGTCATCGCATCCGGCTTCGGCGTAAACGCCAGCCCCGAGGCGGCAATCCCCGTCTGCATATCCCCGGCCTGAATCACATCCGGCCCGCGGTACCCGTGCTCATAGGGGTACGGCGGGATGATCTTCACCGTGTAGGGCGTCCCCGTTCCCGGCGTCAGTTTCCCGGTGGTCGGGTCGTAGCCGGCGCTGGGATACACCGTAAACACCGCATCCTTGCCGAACGTCGTCAGTTTCGAGAGGACCAGGGGAACGAACTTGGCGTCCAGGCGCGTCGCCACGCCTATCCCCTTGCCATCACGTCACCCGCGACCACGATCCGCCGCAGCAGGTACGCGATCTTCGGATAGTACGGGACCTGCGATTTGCCACCCACGTATTGAAGGCTCTCGCTGATCGGCCCCACGGACACGGACTCGGCCGCCACGTCGCCGGGATGGGCCACCGCCCCCAGCAGATCATCGCCCGCCAGGTGCCGCAACGCCGCCTCCACCGCCGCGTACTTGACCGCCGGCGGGATCTCCGTGCCGTCGTACGCGTAGCCGTCCTCATCGACCGCCGAATATCGCGGCCAGCTCAGGGCATTCTCCCGGCGGGCCTTGTAGCCCACGAACCGCCCCCCGAACTTGAGGTCCACGAACTGCGTCCCCAGCCGCAGGGCCTCTTCCTTGGCCGCCTGATCCGCCGCCGTCCACGTCGCCTCCGCGCCATGGTCCTCGACGTACTGATCGGCCTCGGCGAGGGTGACGTAGCTGTTGGCGTCCGGCTTGCCGCTGCCGTCCTCGACCACGAACGTCGCCGGCATCGCCTACTCCCCGTCGGCTGCGATAATGGCCTCGATCAGGTCGGCCTTCTTCAGACCGGCGTACCCCTCGATCCCCAGCGCGTCGGCCCTCTCGCGCAGCTCGGCGACCGTCAGTCGGTCCAGGGGCGTCATCTGCGTGGCCTCCTGCGTGCCGTCCCCCTCGGCGGCCGGCGCCGGGCTCGGCGCCTCGCCTTCCAGCCGGTAGCCCTTGGCCCGGTACATCTCCAGATCTGTCTCGTTGACGATCATCCGCCCGGCGGGCCCGACGATCCTCACGGTCGGCAGTGCTCCCATCACGGCTCCTTGCATATCAAAAACCAAAGATCAAAAATCAAAAATAAAGGATCAAAATCATTTTGATTTTTGCGTTTTGATATTTGATTTTCCTTTGTGGTATCAAGGTCCCGCCCGGAGCGCGCCGGGCGGGACGGTTTCGTTGACTCGCTTCGCCCGGCTTACGACTGGCCGCAGCCACGACAGGCCAGGTTGGGGTCCAGCGTGGTCACGCCGTACAGCACATCCAGCGCCACGTGGACCTCCGAGGAGTTGCCCACGTAGTACACGCGGCTCCGCAGGCTCAGCCCCGTCACCGGGTCGGTGATCGTGGCGATCTTCGCCCCCAGGTCGTTGCCCATCTCGCTGAGCGGGGCCATCGCCAAGGCGAAGGCGTTGCGGTGGAACGCCAAGTTCGCCCGGTGCGTATCCGTGCGGATCGTCACCGCCTCATCGCCGCTGCACGCCGCCGTCAGCTTCGGCGTGATCGACACGCTGATGGCGTTGGAGCTCGCCGCCGCGTCGGCCGTCACCGCGTAGCGCTGGCTGTGGCCCGCGATCACCAGCGAGTCCCCGGCCTTGAGAGTGCCGGTCAGGGTCGTATCGTAGAGCGTCACGGAGGAGGCCCCCTTGCTGTGGGCCCCGCTGACCTTCGGCGCCGCGGCCGTGACCGACCCCGAGGTATGCAGGGGGACGTTCTGATTGGCGAAGATCTCGAAGCCGTACTTCATCCCCAGCGTGCCTCGCATCTGCGCCGCCACGCCCGTATCCCCCGCCCCCTGGTGCTGCGTGAAGGCGGGCAGCACCAGCAGCCCCTGCTCCAGGTTGCCGTCGATCATGTAGTGCATGTTGCCCACGTCGAACAACGGCACCGCGCTGTCGAACATCGCCCTCCGGACGCCCGTGATGTCCGTCACGTCCGTCGAACCGTTGTCCTTCAGATCGTGGAACCAGGGGATGTCCTTGTACAGGGCCACCAGCTTCTGATCGATGTCGTCGGCCAGGGCATAGGCCGCCGGACGGATGTGGTCCCGGATGATCCGCTCGCCCGTGAACGCCAGCTCCTTGTCGGTCAGCGCGAACTTCACCTCCCGCCAGTACTCCAGCGTGAGGTTGACGTAATCGGTCGCCAGCTCGGCCGCCGTCGCCGGCGCGTTGGCCGCCGTGAACGTGCTGGGCCGGCGGATGCTGATGGTCTCCCCCTTGGCGAACGACCGACGCTCCTCATCGTAGCCCCGGTGGACGCGGCCCGCCATGCCCAGGGCCTTCTCCAGTTGGATCAGCGCCTCCTGGGCGTAAAAGATGGGGTTGTACGCCGTAATGGTATTTGGCATGATGGTGTTCCTTTCGTGGGTTCAGACGGCTGTTGTTCTTCCGGGAGGCGATTAGCCTTCGACCATCTGGAGCGTCACCCCCGCCTTGGCCGCCGCCTCCTTGGCGGCCCGATACTTCGCGGGGTCTCTGGCGTCGGTGGCATTGATCGTGTACCCGCTCGTGCGGCCTGGCGGCGTGCCCCCCGCGGACCCCGTCGCGCCGCTCCCCGACGCCCCCGTGCCCTCGAAGCACACCCCGTAGGTCGCCGACTGCTTCATCTCGGCGACCAGTTCCTCGATGCTCATCGGCCCGGTCTTGCCCGTCGCCGGGCTGATCCGCACGTTGCCGTCCACGCCGACCACCTCGACCACGAACTCGCCGTTCTCGGTCTCCCGCAGCCGGGTCGCGGCCTTCACATGCGGCAAGAGCAACTCGGCGTTGCCCTTGGCGTCCGCCAGGGCCTTGACCGCGTTGGCCTCCACGAGCACCTTCTCGACCTGCCGCGTGCGCTTGTCCAGCCTGTCCTGCAAGGCCTTCAGCTCCACGCGGTGCTTCTCATCCAGTTGCGTCTTGAGCGTTTCGATCTGCTCCTTGACCTTGTCCTCGGGCCGCCAGTTGGCCATCTCCTCGACCTTCTTCAGCGCCACCCGGGCCTTCTCGGGGTCGAGTCCCTCAAACGGCTTGACCAGCCCTTCGGCCTTCTCCCGGCTCGCCCGCTCGGCACTCAGCGCCGACTTGAGCCCCTTGACGTTCTCCAGCGCAAAATCGCCCACCGGAGCCACATCCAGCAGGTACGTTTCGTCCTCCTGGGGCATGTACTCCTGCTTCAGTTCGTCGCTCAGTCCGTCCCACGCATCCTTGTTGATGATTGCCGCCAACGCCATAATTGACTCCTTCTCGGCCTCCCGCCGACCGATCTCGTCTCAGGATCCTCCCGATCCCGGGGCCTCCCGCCCATTCGCCTCTATCCGCAAAGCCGGGAACGCCCCGGCCTGACACCGAATAATTCAAATATCAAAGATCAAAGATCAAAATTATTTTGCATTTTGCATTTTGCCTTTTGATTTGCCGGATGGCCGACCACTGGAACAACCCGCTCCATATTCAATCTACACTATTTTCACGCCCCGCGCCTCGCCGCCTGCACATCTTTGATGCTCAATCCCTCCCGTTTTCGCAGGTCCTCCAGGGTCAATCGCCGCCCGTCCACGCTAAACCGGTCGATCTTCACCTTGCCCTGTCGATACAGCCGGCCCCGCGTCGGTCCCAGGACCTCGTCCTGCACCGCCGCGGGCTGCCGCTTGAGCCATTGGTTGTACGTCAGCTTCTCGCTCACCTGCCCGTCCATGCTCGCCCGCGTCCCCGGCTCCAGCTCACCGGCCTTGATCCCCATCTGGCGCCAGCTTCGCAGCACCGGCACCGTCCGCGTCCGGCACCCGTAATGGAACGGCGGCCGGGGGCCTTCCCCCACGCCGAACACCTGCCCATCGTAGTGGATGCAGATGTCCGTCGTCCGCGTGTCCAGCGTCGCCACGATCTGGACGCCCTTGACCACGTCCCGGTTGGCCTCGTACATCGCCTCGCTGGCCCGGTTCACGATGTCCGATATCGACGTGCGGACGATGGCCTCGATGTTCCGCCGGCTGGTGTTCAGGATCCCATCGGCGTACCCCCGGGCCCGCGTCCCGCGAATCCGCCGGACGATCCGGTCGATCCCCTCGCCCTGCGCCAGCCCGATATGGATTTGCCCCATCACCTTGCGGGCCGTGGCCTGTCCGCTGAGCTTCACCAGGTCCTGCACCAGTTCGCCCTGAACGCGGCTTCGGCCCAGACTCGCCTTCAGGATCCCGATATGCGGCGACCGCAGGTCCATCGTGATTCCCGCCGGCATCGCCCATTGCAGCATCGCCTGGTTCCACTCGGCCTCGGTCAGCCCGATCTGCTCAAGCCGCTCGCTCAGATGCTCGCCCAGTCGGGCATACCCCCCGGTCGTCACGCCCGTCACGGCGTCCTTGAGGTCCTTGAGGCGTTTCTCGGTCATGGTGCCCCGGCCCAGGTGCCGCACCAGCCGGGCCACGAGGTCCGGCTCCACCTTGTCGTTCAAAAAGCGCACCATCCGCCGCACCTCCGCGGTCTTGACCCGTTCCAGGACCACCGCGTGACGGATCGCCCCGTCCAGGATCCTCTGGTTCACCGGCTCAATCATCCTGGCCCTCGTCGTCGCTCTCGTCGTCGTCCGCGAACCTGCGCTCCAGACCCAGCGGGGGGCCCTCGGCCTCCAGCCGCGCGATCACCTCGTCGATGTCGGTGGCCTCGCCCAGCAGAGCCCGCCGCTTGACCTCCCGCAAAAATGTCTCGCGGTCCAGCTCACCCGCCTGCCGCATCTGGATCAGCGCCGCAATGTCCGTCGCCGCCCGCACCGAGACCCCAAAGTCGTTGAACACGTCGATCCCGAAATCCTCCGGCAGCGTTTCGTGGGTCCACCGGGCCGCCATCCCCATCCCCCGTTCCAGGCCCTGCTCCAGCGCCCGAATCCATGCCTGGATCGTGCTCTGGGATTTGGCCTCGTCGATGGATTGCCCCGTGGCCGTCTGCGTGCCGCCAGGCCGGCTCAGCAACGGCTCCAGCCCCAGCACCGTCATCCGCTCCTCGATGTCCAGCACATCCTGCCGGCCCGCCGCGATCGCCTGGCCCGTATGCTCCACGTAGCGCATCTCCGCGTTGGGCGAGGTCGTGCGAAACAGCCGATTCGGCCCCAGCACGATCTCCTTGTCCAGGTCCTCCTGCGTCAGCCCCCGGGCGAACAGCAGCGCCGTCCGGGCGAACCGCAGGATGTTGGCCTGATCGGAGTAGCTTTGCCAGTGCCGCAGGTTCATCCACGCCAGCGGCTCCATCGGCGGCAGCCCCACCATAAACCCCTGGCGGTTGACGTAGATCGTCACCAGCGGGATGCCGCCAAACGTGTGCTCCCCCTGCTCCACGGAGACGTACTCGCCCTGGTCCATCGGCTCGTGGATCTCCCACCGGTCCGCCATCCACACCCGAATCTGATCCACCTGGCTGGCGCCGTACAGCCCCTCATCCGCCTGGCGCGTGGTGGTCCAGCGAATCTGCGTCAGCACCGGCGCCCGATCCATCATGACATACCGCCACCCGATCAGGTCCTCCGGCCGGATATGCACGAACGTCGGCACCAGGCCATTCTCATCGGCCAGCGTCGGCCGTTGGCCCTCCGCCCGTGGGCTTCGCGGGAAGTCCACCAGGATGTGCGTCACGCCCCGGTTGAGCAGCGTCCAGAACACCTCCCGGGCAAACTGCGTCAGGCTGGAGCCCTGGCCGTCCACATTCGCCAGCATGGCCTCCAGGCACTTCGGCCCGCCGCGGCCGGTCCCCTGCACCGTCACCGGCCGGGAAAACGGCCGCCCGCACAGATCGTCCACCGTATCGGCATAGGCCCCGTACAGGATGCTGCGATCCAGCCGATTCTGCCAGGCCTGCGGGTCCTCCCGCGGCTCCTTGGGCAACCACCGAGAGCCCGCCCGCCGCATCGCGGCCGTGCCCCCCAGCAGATCATCGATCAGCGTCCAGTGCGTGGCCATGTCCAGGTACTCCCGACACGGCGTGCTCACATCATTCTGCGGTTCGTTCATCATCCGTCACTCTCTGTCTCACTGTGTCCCGTCATGGACAACAATCCCAGCCACCCCAGCGTATCCTGCTGCAGGGCGACCCGCGCTGCGCCACTGGGTCTGTCTGTTTGGCGATCCAGCCTTGCTCGTGCTCACTGACCCTCGACACCCCCCACGCCGCAGGCGGACCGGACCCACCATGTTTTTTCCTCCAGGTAGGCATTGCGACGCGCCCACGTGCCCACCGTCCAGCGGTACGGTTTGCCCGGCCCCTCATAGGCGGGGCTGATCCAGTCACAGATCTGCAGGTCCAGTGCCGGGCTCGCCGCCAGCTTGCCGATCGCCTCATCCGTCATCCCCGCCTCGGCAAACGGTCCGGCGTGCCAGACCACCGGCCGGATATGCCGCCGGACCCGTTCCAAAAACACCTTTGGTTCGATCCCCTCCCCGTCGGCCACGATGTCCAGGACCTGCTCCACCTCCGGCCACACGGTCTCCTGACCCGCCGGAATCAGCCTATGCGAGACGTGTGCAAAGAGGACGGCCTTCTGACCCACCTTCTCCCGGAGCCGCCTGACCAACTCCAGCGATCCCGACCGATCCTGCATCAAGAGCCCGTCCAGATACAGCCCGTCGATCCCGAGACGCATCAACTCCGACGCCACCGCCAGATAATCACCAAGGTCCATCTTGGACACTTCCAGCCAGTAGAACGGCGACGTGTAGACCAGCACACGCTTGCCCGCTGCGTGCATCGCCGCCAGGCACCGCTGGAACTCATCGCGGCGCCACGGGACGTACGGACCGCTCGGCTGGTTCGGCCGGGTCGGGTTGTGTGTCTGCTCGTGCCACATGACATCCGTAATCGGCAGCGGCGCCAGGACCGAGGCGATCCAGTCATCCGGCGGCATCCGGCCGTAATCCGAGGCGGGCGCCCCGGGCCTATCATCCGTGGCCGGACAGGCCGCCTCACAGACGGGATACATATACGCGATGTCGATGCTTCTCATGCCTGTGGCCCTATCTCAGCAGCACCACCGTCCCGGCCGCCGCCAGCCCCGCCACCAGGGCCGACATCGCGTGCCACACCAGGCCATGCACCAGCGACCGCCGCCACATCCGGCGGTTTTCCTTATGCTCCAGCAGATGGTCCTTCAGCTCCGGACACGGCCGGGGTCGCTCGGCCAGCTTCTCCACCAGATGTCCCACGTTCGCCGCCAGCGTCGCCTGCCCCACCTCCAGGGCTCCCATCCGCTCGTGCAACCGGTCGATGTCCTTGCGGCTTACGTCCATCCCATCGCCTCCCGGTTATCCCATGCTTTCACTGCGGAACCCGTGCGTCTTGGCCAAGACCCGGTACCGCGTCTCATCGGCGATATGATCCTCCGCCTCGGTATCCACGTCGTCGGGGTTGTGGCTGTCCCGGGGCAACACGGGCAGCGTGCGAATGAAGTGCCGGCAGGCGCTAAACACGTACAGCCCGGGGCCTTCTTTGGTGAGGCTGTTCTTGAGCCGATGACGGATCAATTCCCAGCCGTTGACCCGCGAGCCCGAGACCTTGTTGGCCGGCGTCCAGGTGACCCCGATGCCCGCCATGTCGTCGGCAATGGACTTGCCGTTATCGACGGCATAGATGCTGGAGTCCGCCGGCCCGGGATACACCCGCCATCCCATCCGCCGCTGTCGCTCGATGATCCTGCGGGCCACCTCCGCCGCCAGCTCCCGCGTCCCCTCATTGGGCGTGCCCGTGCAGCCGTACAGCTCCGAGATGCGAAACAAATCCCCCCGCTGCGTGGGCCGCGTGCTTCTATCGTTCAGGACGATGTCCGTCCCGTCGCTCTCCGCCCACCAGCCCACGCTGTACGGCTTGGCCGACCCCCAGTCGAAACTGCGATCCAGCCGCCAGCTTGGGGGCACCTGGAACGGCTCGACCACGTGCACCCCTGGCTCCCACACATCGTCGAACATCCCCCCGGCGACAATATCCCACCGCCCCAAGAGCCACGCCTCCCGCCGCGGCCCGCTCTGGGCCTTGAGGTTCGTCAGGTACTGCGGGTCATTCTCCAGCAGGATCCGGTTCTCCCAGATCGTCCCGTGGATCGCCACCCGCGGGTTGCCGCCCTCCTCCTCGATGATCTGGCCCCGCGGCGCCGGGTCGATGAACCGGGCCTTGACCCAGTTGTGCCCCGGGCCGTACGGATTGCACGTCGCCCGGTAGTGACGCGGCATCCCCGGATACGATGACCGGCACACGGTCTTCATCATCAGGTAAAGGCCCGGATTGGGCCAGTTGGTCAATTCCTCCCACCCCACCCACGGATACTCGTGCCCGTGGTACTTCCAGTAGTCCTCCTCCCGCCGCGCGTGCCGGAACAAGAGCACCTCGCCTGCCGGAAAGACCCACCGGCAATCGCCCGCGTTGAACACGGCCCCCGGAAAGATCAGCGGGAACCAGCGTTTGCTCTTGGCGATCACGTCCTCCAGGTTGCGGAACTCCTCGCGAAAGAGGACCCCCCGCCAGCCGGCCCCAAACCCCCGGCCCACGAACTGCGCAAAGTCCATCAGCAGGGCGTCGGTCTTGCCCGGCCCCCGCGTCCCCTCGTACAGGCACTCGAACACCGGGCACGACAGGAACAACGCCTGACTGCCCGGTTGCGGCGCCCAGATCACGTTCACCGGCGCCTGCCTACCCGGGATATTCGTCTTCTGCGTCTGCTGATCGGTCGCCATCCGTGACCCCGCCTTGTTCCTGCTGCCGGCTGGCCCTGGTCTTCCACGTCTCCAGATCGACCTCGCCGCCCACCAACAGCACGCCACTGACGGGACCTTCCGTGGCCACCGTAATAAGCTTACCAAATTTCGTGGGGAACTGCTTTTCCAGGAGCCACATCCAGATATTCGACGCCGTGCGGTAGTCCCCCGCGCCATGCGCATCCCGGGCCTCGCGGTTCAATTCCGCCAGATAGCCCGTCATCACCGTGACGCGCGCACGCGCGCGTAGGTCGCGCAATCCCAGCGGACCGGGTTTTCCATCGGGGCCGACGGGCTTTACATTCCGCTGCAGCCAGCCCCGGAGTTGCGGGAATCGAACCCCCACCTTGTGGCAGATGTCCTCATCGGTCAGCTTGTCGCCTACCAGCTTCCAGTAGAACTCCAGCTCCTTGGCCACGTTCTCTGTCAATGATGCTTTTCGGCCCACGGCTCAGACCCCCGTCCGGGCGTGGGGCACGCCCGACTGGCGGCGGGGCACCCGAAAGCTGATCCCCACCACCCCCTTGCGATTCACGAACCCAATGTACTTGCCCCACTTGCGTTTCAGGTACGCCATATCGGCCTGTTCCTTGGCCATCGTCCGCTCGGCGGTCAGGCCGCCCCGGTTCGTGCGGCGCTTCGCCACCCAGTAGTACCGGTTATCCTGCCAGACGATCCGGTGCTTGAGCAGGCTGGCCAGGCACAGATCCGCGTCTTCTTTCACCCGCTGGTGCTCGTCGAACCGGACCTCCCGACCGATCAGGCCCCACGCCTGGTTCACCCACAGGTGCACCTGGAAAGGCTTATTGGCCCGGTAGTCCAGGGGCTTTCCACTGGTGGCAAAGCCCCACACCCGGGCCCCGGCGTCGCGGGCGCACAGGTACGTGTTATCCAGGATCTGCTCGATGATCTCGGGGTCCTGGATCACGCGGTTCATCTCGTGGGTTCGGGCGTGCAGGGCCACCAGGTCATCGTCCGCCATGAACAGGCACTCCTCGTTGAACCGGTCGATGATCCAGTTGCGCACCCGGGCGATGCCGTGAATGGCATCGGGGATTTCGACGATCTCAGCGACGCTTGGCCCGACGGCCTTTTCGTACCGAGGCCTTTCCACGTCGGTCACCACCAGCGTCGCCCCCCGGATCAGCCGGTGGCTCGTGATCGTCTCCCACCGGCCCCGACTCAGGATCACCTTGCGCATCGAGAAGTTGCGATAGAACGCGTGCCCCATCCATGACCCTTCCCAGCCCGATCCGCTTGCGCTTGACGATCTGGCTGTAGTTCACATCCGTGACGCCCAGCGCCTGCAGGGCGTGGACCCAATCGTACGCGTTGCGGAACATCAACACGATATAGTCATAGTGCTCGTGCGGATGCAGCTCCATGGCGGGGATCTCGTGCTCCCCCAGCACGGCCCCCTCATCCTGCTCGTCCGCCTGCTTGAGCAGATCCTCCACCTCCTGCGGGGAATACCCCGCCAGGATCGTGCTGGCGTTGGCATCCAGCAGCTTACTGAGCGCCGCCCGCTCCAGCAGCGGGTCCCGCATCGCCAGTTCGGGAATCTTGTTGTCCGCCAGGAGTTGAATCCGCTCATCGGTCTCGCTGGCGAAATCCTGCCAGTCCACCGGCACCGTCTCGAGCCCCAGTCGCTGGGCCGCCAGCAGCCGGCAATGCCCGGCCACGATGAACCCCGACCGCTTCGAGACGACAATCGGGAACCGCCAGCCGATACTGGCGATCAGATCGGCCAGCGTCGCAATCTGGGTCTCCCCGTGGACGTTGGGATTCTCCGGATGCGGCTTCAGGCTCTCCGGCGGCACCAGATCGGTATACGCGCACTCAACCTTGATCGACGCACTCATCGAACAGTCCTGGAATGCGGGGACTCAGGGCCGCCGACTCCGACGCCAGAAAGTCCTCCTTGGTCTTGCCCAGGCGCTTGCCCCTGGACGTATGGCAGTCGTAGGCATACTCCGGGACGGGCAGCCGCTCGCCGTCCTCCAACTGATCCAGGTACGCCTGGGCCTGGTCGTCCGTGATCTGCTTGCGGTCGTACAGGTAAATGATCGCGTGGTCGCTGTCCCGGCACTTGTTCGACACCGCCAGCAGCAAAATCGCCTTGGCCACAAACAACCGGCCCTCCGGCTTGTCGTGGGCCTTGACCCCCTTGTTGCAGAACTCAAACGCCTCATGGAGGGCCCGGACCTCCTGCGTCACGCAGCCCGCCACGTCCTCGGCGCTGATCACATGCAGCCGCTTCCACAGGACGTTGTGGAAGTTCGGCCACAGCTCCAGGCCAAAGTACACCGCCGTTCCGGCCTCGCCCCGGCGGATGGCCTTCTGCAGCGCCGACATCACGTCGAACAAACTGTACCCCTGTTGCGTCGTCGGACGGAAACTCATCAT